CCGTTATTAAATCTATAGTTCACCTGATATTGGGTAACACCTGTCACTGGTTGCCAACTTACAATTAACTTGGAAATAGCATTGTTATTGATAGCAACAATTTTTTCTTCTGCCTGTAAACCAGAGGGAGGATTTTTTAATTCTGTTAATAGGGAAACAGTCCTTGTAGGTAATGTAGATCCATCTTCAATAAAACTATATTTTCCAGCTTTGTAAGATAAAGCAGTCACTACATAGTTAATTCCATCCTGCTCTTCTATATTTATTACTCTGAATAATTGTGATGAAACATTAGCATTTGAAATCATCCAGACAGTATTAACATTTGGTGTCTGAGAAAAAGCACTCGATACTGTCACAACACCACTGGAAATACCACTTATATCCTTAGTCTCAATCGTCCCATCAGGCAGTATGACAGACATTTTAGGTTGATCTGTTGTAGGTAAATCAGTAGCAGATGTATCATCAACCGTCATCACAGTTGTAGATGCAACAGCTTTTAATCTTCCTGATCTTCTTACCCCTGCTCTAACTGGATCGTTTATTTCAATGACACTTCCTGGTCTGCATACAGCACCGCTATCAATTGAAGTTGTAAATGTAACTGTCTCAGATTCATTGTTCTCGCTGAAAAGTATTGCACGACCCAATCTGGCAGCTTGCCCTCTTGAAGTACACGCAAATGCTTTTACCTGTTTTACAACAGTTCCGATTCTACTAATTAAAGTGCTATCTTCTACGACTTCAAAATCCACCTCCTGTGAATCCATGTTGAAGTAGGACACAGAAACAACACTATGTCTTGCTTTAAGACTACTACCAGAATAATTAAATCCAGCTTCAGTTACATTGGCAAGACTGAATAGATAAGAACTGTCTTTTGGACTATCCTGTGCAAGTTCTATTGATCCAGCAGACCATATAGGAACACAACGCATAACCCCTGCAAGTTCATTTATGAGATCAAATGCTTCGTTGCTGTTCTGAATATTTACATTACAACTAAATCTGGCCTCCTGCCCTCCAAATCCGTCATCAACCAAAGTATTTGCAAACTTACTTGCAGTAACAAAAGAAAAAAGATCAAGAGAACTATCTGTTATATGATCTCCAAACCCATATCTTGTATCTGTTAGAAGATCAAGAAGTATCATCGCAGGGCATGAACACCATGTAGCAGCACCCATGACTCCATTAAAAATGTAACCATCGGGATAAACAATACGACCAGTTGTGCTATCCACAGTTGGAGTGCCCGAACTACTAGCACCTGCACCTGGAATCCTTACTTTTATTCCTCTGATACGATATTTTCTTGATGGAATTGAACTGAATTGTTGAGAATCAAGCCTTAATGACGTATATGCACTGTTCAGATAAGTCTGTTTATCATCAATAATTTCAGTAAAACTTGTAAATTGAAAAGTATTTACAGTACTAGCAGATGTAGCATCAGCAGTTACTCTTACAACCTTTACATCAACAGGGAAAGAACCAGTAAGATTTACACGATATTCTTTTTGGTAAGCGTCAGCAGTACGACCAGTGACGGTATCATCTATTAAAGTTGTGAATCCACCACCGTTATATTGAATTTGAATCTGAAGATTTACAGTGCTACCAAGTAAATCTCCTTTATCGGTAGCAACCTGTATTTGGGGAAAAGTTACTGTTACCTTTACCGCATCAACATCAGAGTTAGTTATTGTTCTGGTTACTGGAGAAGAGTTTGTTACAGTTACACCTACAGGATTTATTGACTGACTGCTTTCTATACCACTGATATGCTCTTGATTGGACGTTCCAAATCTGGGAGTAAAACTTACATCCTGGAAATTAAAATCAGTGCTAACAGGACTTGTATTACTGGCACTAGATTGCAAGATAGCTGTATTGTTCAAAAATATGTCTTTCAGAGCAGCGTTGTTATATGCAGTTGTACCTTTTGTTAGTCCAGCCTTGGAGGCAGTGGCAAAACCTTCTATCTCTCCTTCTGATATTAGGTCAAGTAAAGTAGCAAACTGACGACTATGTAAAGTATCAGGAGTTCTGGTTGGTTGTGGTGGATTAGATGGAGGAGGAGGACCACCAGCACCTCTAATAATTCTAGGATTGTTTGTCATGCTCTCACCTGTTCAGTATCAACACCTGCACTTATTACAACACTTCCTGTAAATATTTCACCATAAACTATAGGAACTGGTGTACCTGCTCTTGAGGTATTCTGTATGCCACTGAATTTGAATGATATTCTGGGATCTTGCTCTGAAGAGAAATCTACTGGTTTTGGTGTTGGAGTTAATAAATCAGAAACTCCTGATAAGACAAGACCTATACCTATATTACCTGCTACTGCTGTTGCAGTACCTAGAAACCCAACACCAGTAAAACCAGAAGCAGCAAATGTTGCACCTCCAGATAAGACACCTAAACCAATTAAAGCAGCACCTCCAAGTATCTTTCTTGTCGTTCCACCAGCACCAGCAATAACAGGAACAATATGTAGATCAGATTGTCCTATGGGATGTGCAAGTTCATCCTCTCCCACTTCGTAATCACCAACCAAAACTTTATAAGACCTTTCTGCTATATACGCTTCTGACTTTGGAAAGTTACAGACAAGAAAACTAACTGCCTGTGATATTGAATTTACCTTAACTTCAAATTCTTTATGTCCTATAAATTCTGCTAACTCTCCATAAAGTTTTAATTTACGAAGCATAACGATACCTCCCTCCAGTACATTTTAATAACCATTGAGAATAAGGTTCTCTACAAGATAGTCTATCTGTTAAATGATGTAAAATTTCATCTCCTAAAAATAAAGCCACATGATTTAAACCATCTGCCATGATTGACATAAATAATAAATCTCCTTTTTCTAATTTTTCTTCCTGTCTCAACTGTCTAAAACCAGTTCTCCATGCACATCTTTCAAACATTGGATCTTTTAAAAAATCTTCTGGTGTTAATGGCCTTTCCCAATCTCTTAGTTCAATACCTCTTTCTTCTCTATACCAATCCCTAACAAGTGACCAGCAATCGGTGACACCCCAGACCCACGGACGACCCAATAATGGTGCTTTATATCCTGTAGGTGCATAATATCCCCATTCTTCTGTTTTGGGATTAACGATATACCACGGAAGATTACTGTGCTCGCAACTAATCTTATCTGCTTCACTGGCAACAGCAGGGGTGACAGGATGAGAATGAACAATAGCAACAATATCACCAATATTACTGGCCTTTACATAATCTTCTGGATCTAAAATAAAACATTGATGAGCAGTCATAGATAAATTATTACAGGAATAATATCTCTGTTTTCCTTTAATATTTAATAATAAACCTACAGCTTCATTAGGATCTTGGTCTTTCGCATGAGCGAGAGCATCATCTTTCCAATTCATGCGTTGAATGTACCGATAGAAGGAAATATGGAACGAGTTGCCTGTCTTTTAGGTGCTCTGACTCCAGCAAGATCAAAAACAGCAGCTAATTCAAAAGTTACGATTTCTCTATTCTCTGCTGATTTTCTATCTATTTTGTAAATTTCCTGCGGAAACTCTGCGGTAGGATCTGGTGTGCCTAATGGATTGCTACCACCAGAAAAGTTAGCAGCATCAAGATAACGTGCCAAAGTTCTGATTCTCGTAACGGTAGCACCTGTCAGATCATTACCTGTGGTGGTATTATTTACAGATATTAATATTGCAGAGATTGTTCCTATAGCATTACTGACAGTAAGGGTTGGACGAGGTAGTTGTCCATTCTGATATGCAAAACCTTCAGCCTGTATTGGCATTTTTGTGTAAGTATTACTTGCCCAGATTATATTTGCATTTGAATTTAGATTTGTACCAGCATGAAATCTGTAGGTTGTGTTCGATCCATGTAAAGCCGTTGTAGTGACAAGTGTAAATAATTCAATAACTGCTGATGGATTGATCTTTTGCAGATCAGTAATTATGGGAGCAGTACTCATGGTTCAAATACTTCTCTGAATGTAGCCTGTATTGTAGCCCTGTTTAAATATGGAATAGATTTAGACCAAGCATCACATACAAACTCTGATGAAGAGCTTTCACCTGGAGGGGTAAAAGTAAAGCTATCACTATCATTTGCACGGGCATCAAGAAAAGTTTCAATAACATCTGCATCCGATTCATTGACTTCAAATGTAAGATTAAAGATTTTAGGATTCTGATGTTGTGCAAGTCCAAATAATATTCTGTGTTCAAAACCATCAGCAAATCTTACAACTCTGGTGTTTGGTGCGGATCTTTTTTGTTGTCCGTATTTGGGAGTAATCGAAGGAAAGGTAGCCATTATGAAAGTAAACCTCCAGGTCTTTTCTGTTGTATTAACTCAGATTGTATCGCTACAGATATAAGACGGCCAAGTTCTCTGCCACCTTGCTCATCACCTTCAACAGAAGAACCAGAAGCATCTACATTTACAACTATATTTGTCGATCCACCTAACTTATCATTTGGTGTTATATGGCCACTAGCTCCAGGTGTGAATAACTCTGGACCACGCTCACCAACAATAAAGCTACCACCTCGTTTTACTGGTCCACCTTCAGCTTTAAATATAGACCCTAATAAACCTGCTCCTCTTTGAAAAGTACCTCCAAAATTTCCAAAAATAGCCATATTTAATGCAGCATCAGCTAATTTATTTAATACATTTCTTAATACGTTATTTAAAGTTTCTGTGCCCTGTATTAAACCTTTAATTCCATTACCTATATCTTGAGCAATAATATTTGATAATTCTCTAAATGGATCTGCTAATGCTTTTGCATTATCTACAACTGCTGTTTGTAAATTTACTTGTGCTTTTAATTTCTGTATCGTATCGTCATGTAATCCATTATTAAATTGTTTTTCTTCATTTATAAAAAATTCTAATTCTTTTTGTAAATTAGTT